TTTGATTCTTCCTTGTTCTTTAGCGAGATCTGTTAATCCATACAGAACCCCTATGCCTATTCCTGTGATTATTGGATATATATCAAAAGTAGTCCACAGAAATCCTATTAAAAATGTACCTACAAATATTCTACCAAAATTAAGCACTTATCCTACTTTCTACTTCTGTTAAATCTTTTTTTGCATCGTCTAATTGAACGTGTACATTCTTTAAAGCAAGTTCTAACGCATCAGTTTGTGTAGTGATTACAGTTTCTAATGCAAGAATTCGTTGTTTACATTGCTCTTTTAGTTGAGGTAGTAACGTATCTGGTAAGTCTTTATATTTATTTAATTCACTCATTGCTCTTTTTCCTTTTAATTTCATCTCTCTTTTTTGAAATATTGTAGAGATTGGCAGCTATTTCTTGTAAGTCCTTATCTTCCATATAATCTAGATAATTGAGAATTCGTTCTTTCATTTGGGACTTGTCAATGTCCATTGGCATGGGCTTCCTTTCCTATGTTTATGTCTTTCAATTATTAATTTTCTAGCACCTGTATTTTCTTTATTCCATGTTTTGGCTCTAGCTATACATAATTTTTTATTTTTTTGATACCATATTTTTTGACTTTTCTTTTTCTTTTCACTATTTTTCTGTTGTTCTAGAACTATTTCTTTATTTCTATGATACCATTCTCTCTTTTGTCGCTTTCTTTGAGTGTTTTGATTCATGATTTCAAATAGTTGGTGAAAATTGTCCAATAAGTTCCTTCCAACCATACTTACATATCCAATAAGAATCTACTATATCTGTTATGGGGCTTGTTAGTTTGGTTGATTTTGGTCTAAGGATAGTTTTTAGGTTTGTTGGAGTATCTACTTCTCTTATAAAGAAATCATGCATTACTTCTTTATTTGCAGTACCTTTATCAGTAGCAAATTTCTTGATAACTGTAGGTGGTATTGATTGAACTGGTTGATTTGTTTTATACATCTTATGTTTGAGTAATCCAGAATTTTCAGCAATAGATCGAACATGAGACTTTCCAGAAGTAGCAAATGCGTATCCCTCTATGAATACATAACATCCACTTATACATTTCATAGCCCATTCTGATAGCAGGTCATGTCGTTGTTCTTCAGTTTCCCATTCTGGATATTCTTCTGGATACAAATTTGTCAAAATCCCATGCGAGGGGGCCCGCCTGAGTCGTTGTGCAGTTTCCAAATAATATACATCGCACATATTAAAATTAAACTGTCTATTATGTCTATTATCATTTTTGTCTTTCCATACACATATTGCTGGTGAGGTTAATGAATAATCAATCCCAGCTATCTTCATCATGACGATGCCTTTCAACAGGATCTTCTATTAAATTACCACAAAATGCACAACATTCTATTTCTTCTATTTCATCTTGTAATACTCCCTCTACGGGCAAGTTAATTGTATATTCATTATCACAATAATCGCAGTGGACTTCATATAATACAAAGTCATCTGCGGGTTTTACTTTTATCATACCATCCTAGTTTAAATATTTGGGCTCTTCATCTAAGCCTTCCATTTTAAATTTTTCAATTTCATTCTGCTCTTGTAATCGTTTGAGAGTAATATTTGAAGAATCAAAAAAGTCTTTTTCAAAATCTTCATCGTGAGGTTCAAAATTTGGGTGCATAGAATCAAATTCAGATTTGGTAAACCATCTACTTCTCCAACCCCCCGGCGGTTTTTCAAGAATGTTTCCACTACTATCTATGTAGTCTATATTATCATCTGCAATACTACTATCCCAAAACACATTAAGAATTCCAAAATCTATACTTTCATCAGTCTTGAAATGCTGGAAAAAACTAAATTTCCCTTCATTATGAAAGTTTTTAAAGCCTGATTGGCTATATAAGTAATACTTAAACTGTGCTTCCAGACTTTTTCTTATTTGTAAGAGATGATGTTTTTCCATTTTTAATTGTGCTCCTTCCGGCCACTGAATTCTAAATCTTGGAGTTTTTATATCCATATTTAAACAGACTTTTTTAGAGTTAATGGGTTTTTACTTTGTTCTTCTTTTACTTTACGTTTTATTTCTAGTGAACATTCAAATGAAAGATCATAAATGTATTTACTAATATGAGGTGGGAGCACCATATTTCCTCCAATCGTATTCAAAAACCTTTCATACTCATAATCTTTTTCAAATCCATCTACAGTACATTTGACCACTTCAAATACTTGTCTTGGTGTCAACATTCGTTGTACATTGGGATTCATAGCCATACTGAGGAAATATTTTGCATACCAATATTCCTTCTCTACATGGGGCCATGGTTTGAGTTTGGGTTTGAGAGTTTCTTTTTTAGTTTCTACTACTTCAGTTTTGATTTCCTTTTCTGGTTGTGTTGGCCCAAAATTTATTGTACAGCCTCCAAAGATTATAGTAAATATAATTACGATGATTAAATTTTTCATCTATTCCTTGTTAAATTATTTCACAACCTCCTGCCGTACATGCCAACTCCTGACTTGCTATGGTGTAGTCTTGTGATTCGTATTTTGATAGCTCTGCCCAATCCACATTTTTAGGCATCGTCTTTAAGGCTTCTTTATACTCTTCCTCTGTACAATCTTGATATGGTGCCTGACGATATACATGCTCACTAAATGGAAGAAATGATATACCACTAATAGAATCAAAATGTTCGTACACCCAAGCTGCTACCTCAACCCACTCATCTTCCTTTACGGAAATTGTAACAGATGGTTTATGTTCACACCAACTTTCTGCATAAACTTTCCAAAGTTCTAGTTGTTCTAGTGCAGTCATATCCATACGACAAACTGCTCCTTTTGGAGTTTTCATTGGAAACGAAAATACTGTCGTATGTTCTGGTTTTGTCACATCTACCTCATTTGGAAATCCTATATTTTTCATAAGTTTGCAAAGAGGGTCTTTATTGTCGGCTCGTACAGTTCGTATATAATGGGGATTATGACGAGCATGAATACCACTAGCACTATCAACGAGCTGAGAAACAGTTCCACTCGGTTTGACACAAGTAATCGCAGCACTGGTTGGAATTCCAAGTTTTTCAGCCCACTCTTTATTTGTTTCATATGCAACAGTTCTAAGCTCTTCTAGTAATATATTTAATTCCCCTTTAGATCCATTTGTAAGAGGATTATCCATTATTCCTGTAAGTGATACTCCCAATAATCGCTCTTCATCACAGTTCTTTTTCCACTCTCTAGAAAGATATTTGAATTCGGTAAGGGTTGATTGAAATGTGCCAAGGATAGCCGCAGTTCTAACCTTCTCTTTGAGAGATTCGCGAGTGTCATCTCTTCTGACAACGCACTCTGATAAGTTGCAGAATTCTCGTGACCGAAGAATGATCTCGCTGCACGGATTGGTGCCAAAATCTTCTCTGGCAATTCGTCTAGTAATAAATCCTCCATCTCCATCTTTATATCTTTCATTTAATTGTTCAACTGTTTTTTTGGCTGACATGCCATTATAAATTCCACGCTCTCCCGACTTTGAATCATATAAGGATAACCACTCTCGCATGAAAGTACCAACGTCTGGTTTTTCTTTATAGTTAACAGAGTTGTTTGCGAGGGCTCTTTGGACATTGTGTGTATGCCACTCACCATGCTTGGCGAAACGCATCTCACGATCATTAAGATTAGACAAGCTAATGAGAGCACTCCTACGAACACCCCCGACAACCACGATTTCTGCTGTCTTGCATACGATGTCATGACATTCTACTGGATGTAATTTTCTCCCTAAAGAGTTCTTAAAAGTATTTATCGTAAATTTAAACAAGTCTACTAGAGGAGCTGGGCCAGATGCCCGTCCACCAAAGGTCTTGAGGGGTGCACCGGCTTCTCTTACCCTAGACACATCCCACTTTGGAATATGACCACCATACAATAATGATACTAATTCTTTAAATGCTTTAGCCCATCCCAACTTTGAATCTGAAACAACAATTACTGTATCAGTATCATATAGTTCTTCTGGAACTACTGGTAGTTGATTAGTGTATTCTTGTTCTACAGAAAACCCCACACCTGTTCCATTCATCAACACATAAAGGAGTTCATCAAACGATCTTGGACTATCTATTTTAATATAAGAACAATTATATCCTGCTACATTTTCTTTCTTGAGTGCAGGGCCCGCGGTCATAAGACATCTCATTGAAGGCATCACATTTAATTCTTTGACTGCATTTTCTAGTTTGTCTCGTTCTCCGTTCTCTAACTTGTAATCATTTTTTTCTTCCAACCATTCCGTAAAAAAGTTAAAATATCTACCAACTGTTTCATCCCATGTTTCCCTTCGTCCCAAATCGTAATCCCATCTAGCGTATCTGGATAGGTGGATGTATTCTTGATAAATGGTTGGTAGTCTCATTCTGATTCTCCTAACTTTTCTAAAAATTCTTTGGTTTCTCGTTTTCCTAATGGGTAACACACTCTAGTTATTGCAGCCTTTGCATCTGCACCTTCTAAAACTTCTTTAATCATATGCATTTCTTGTTTTGAGAATGTTGTTGCTCCTTGTATATAATCTTCAAACGCCTCACAACATAGTGGGAATTTTGGTTTTATCAGTTCGTACATTGCATCAGCATAATCTCGTATTTCTCGCTGTGCATGAGAATCCATCCTCAGTTTTAGAAAATTAAATAAATTATGTAAGTCAATTTTCCAAATACATTCAGTATAATTAGCTACAGGCAATACAGCCCTGGCTAACTCTCTTGTAAGGTCTTCATTTAATAGATTGTTATATGCCATATTAGCATTATCATAAATCCTATTAAATTCAAACTGCAGTGCACCTTTATTTGGTAGTGGCTCCGCCCTACCTTGTTTATTTGTTGTAGATTGTTTAGCGAGGTAATCACCCTCAGGCAGATAAAATTCATCACTCATTACTGAGTAACGCCCAGAGTACTCGTTTAGGTTTGCCGTCCTGTGTCTTACGAGTTGTCTCATAATGAATATGGGAAGTTTTATATGGAACTTGACTTCGCACATCTCAAAGGGTGAGGTGTGTTTATGTCTCAGTAGGTAACGGATAAGGTTCCGCGTTTGACTTACCTTTCTTGTTCCTTCTCCATAACTAATACGTGCAGCGTTTTCCACTTCTTCATCACTACCCATTGTATCAAGTAGTATTACAAATCCTAAATCATGAACAATTACCTTATTTTCAGGGTTACCATCCTCATTCACCGTGATTGTCTCCATCTGCTCACTTCCCACTCACCCCTCTGGCCAGAGTAAGTATTTCTATTTATAATTTCAACTAACCGAGCATCTTTTATACTGGTTAGAACCATATCATTTATATCTTTAGTAATAACCGAATCAGGCCATACCACAACATTCCAACCTTTTTTCAAAGCATCCATTGTACTTTTTACAATCTGAGAATTTCTAGGCTCATTGTCATATATTATTGTAGTTTTTGACTTATTCAACATATCCAATTCTCTCATATCCGCACCGGCCATTGCGAGACAATTTGGTAAGAATAGAGAGTCAATGGGCCCTTCTACCAAATATGTATGTTTCTCGGAATCCCACCTATCAAGTCCAAAAACTTTTGGTGAATCTTCATGAACTTTTACTGTTACATATTTGACTTTTGAGTCATTGAGGGCCCGCCCTTGTGCTCCGATAAGCTGGTTGTCTTTATCGAAAAAGGGTATCACTAATCGTGGTTCACCCTGACGCAATGTAGAGTAATCCACTTGACATACTGATAAGGCCCATTTTTTGAAATCTTCTGTATAGAAGATATCTTTCATAAATTCTTTAGGAATTACTCTATGTTCACAATAAACTCTCGCATAGTGTTCTTCTAATAATGACTCTATGGATGGTAGATTGATGACTGTTTTCTTTGATTTGAACTTAGGAGCTTCAAACTGGAATTTTACATCAGAGGGTGGATTATTGACTTTACTATATTGATTAGTTTTCTGACCCTCTTTGTATCGCTCCATTACATAAAATTTGTGGAGAGATGGATCTAAATCTTTGATGAGGTTACCCACAGATTGACCCATGCCACAATTATGACACTTAAAGAAAAGGTCTGTCTTTTTACGATAGACATAACCTCTTGCTTTTCTTTTGTTCTTTGAAGAATCACCACAATGTGGACACCGAAAGTTCCAGAGGTAGTCTCTTACCTTTTTGAATCTTTCTAGTCGTGGGGATAGTTGTAGAAGGTATTGGGTATCGGTTACAATGCTCATTATATAATATAGGTAAGTTCACTTCATAGTATTATTATACCACACTTTAGGGATTTGTCAACCCCTTCGTTGTCTGGCTCGTTCGTTTTTTATCCAAGCATTTGCTGCTCTACTTGATGGTTTTGTATCAATTAGTTTTCCAATTTCCACAAATATTTTAGTGAAGACATCTTCACCAGCATGATTATTGTCTACTAAGAGAAAACTACTTCTACCAAAATATGACTGAAATTTTCCCATATTCTTTTGAACTGCATCCCACATCTTTTTCACTTCATCCTCATCTAAACTTCTGGGCCTTGCTTCATTTCTTTGTAGAGCAACATCTAAAGAAGTATTGACAAATATCATATAGGTATCATATCCTAAAGCTTTAAGCTTATCAGATGCATTCTTTATCTTGTTATAGTCTTTACCAGTTCCATCAACCAAGAGTCCAAGACGACCATCCATATAACTCTTTTCTTGTTTGGAGATAATTGCTTTG